GCTTACTTGATATTGTATATAATGGAACTAGTTATTTAAATATTATTAAAGATGGTCAAGCAAGATTTGCAGGTTTAATAACAGTTCATGGATTATTAAATAATAGCACAACATATCTTAGAATGCCATTACCTGTTATAACTTTTGGCAATGCTGATCAAACGTCTTTGAGATTAGAAGATACACATGTATTTGCTTTAAGAGGTACGATAAATGCTCAAACATTTAGAATTTACAATACCTACACAGATCCCACTAATTTTGAACGCTTAAATATAAAGTGGGATACAAATATTCTTAAGTTAGGTACTGAAAAAGGCAGTGCAGGTGGTGCAGCTAGACCAATGGAGTTTCAGACAGATGGTACGACACGAATGACTATTACTAGTGCCGGCAGGGTCGGTATTGGGTTAACCAATCCTTCTCTATACGATTTAACTATTCAAAACGCAGTTACATCCGCCTATTCTTATTCTTCTATAGGAATCTTAAAACATAGTAGTAGTACTACGGATGGGAGATCAGTTTTAACATTCAGCGGAGATTTCGGCAATTCATTCCGTATTTCGCAAAACGGTTATACTACTGCCGGTACTAATACACCTAATCACGCTGCTTTCTTAGAATTATTTAATCAAAATGGTATGTTTATAGGTACTGGACAGGCACCAGATCTATATGCTCAGTTTAGTACTGCTATAGAGAAGAGGTTCAGTATTTATTCAGCTCTAAATTCATCACTTACCAATTATGAAAGATTGAGTTTTAAACCTCAACTCACTGGTTCATTTTTGATAATGTCTGAAGCTCTTGGAACAGGAGCTTATCGAAACATTGAAATTCAAAATGGTGGTTCTACACGAATGACTATTACCAGTGCAGGTAATATCGGCATCGGAACAATAACTCCTAATGAACGCCTAACCGTTGTAGGTAATATTAGCGCTGCTGGTGATATTGCAGTAGCTACAAGTTTACAAGGTGTAATTTTAGTTGCACCTAATTCTACAAGATGGAAAATAACTGTTAATAATGATGGTACTCTATCAACAACAGCTCTATAAATATAATTAAATTCAACTAACTAAATATATGGCAATACCAGCACAAAATCCCACTACCGTTCCTGCAGTTTCAGCAAAATCATTTCCTGATCTCTGGCTCTATAACATTAATATTCATGCTCCAGCAGTTAATTCAGGACGTATTTATATTGAAGCACTTCCTTATAATCCTGATGTTCAAGAAATTGGACCAGCCACAGGCTTAGAAGTTATCTCTACTGATGCTTTATTCGAAGCAGCTTATGACGTACCTGAAGTAGGTATTGCTTATCAAGCAATTATTGATGCAATTGTACCTCTCCGTGAATGGATTGCAGCTCGCAATAATCCAGTAATTCCAGATCCTGTTATTATTACTCCGGAGCCAGACCCAGTTGTTATTCCAACGGAACCAGAGTCAGTAGTTATTACGGATCCGGATCCAGTTGTTACTCCTTTAGATTAATAATTATAAAAAAAGCGGCGATGTTTTTAGCATCGCCGCTTTTTTATGTAAATACTTAGAGCATTCCTAGCACTGCAAGACGTCTAGCCTCTGGAGAGACACTGTCAAAACCGTTTGCTGTTAAAGACTGAACAGTAGTACCAGTTTGACAAACAAACAGCGTAGACGTATTGTCTGTATATAACACACTTAAGGTAGCTCCTTGATATGCTCTATCAGCTCTAAAGCTAGTACCACTGAAGGCAGATAGAGATACTAGAATGCCAGTACCAGATGCAGGATTGGTTAAGGAGTTAAATAATATTCCTCTTACCTGTTTAGCGCTTAAAGAAGGACTATTAAGCGGACCTGTACCAACAGTACGAAGTTCAACAGTTTTAGGTGAACCAGTACCTGATACAGACCAGCTAAGATTAGCAGGTGTTTGCCCAAAAGCGGAAAGAGCTTGATTGTTAAATGAAATAAATGCCATACTATTATTTATGTCTCTTTGTACAAAATAATCGGTTATATTTTATTATAAACGAGGAAGCCCATGGGAGAGCAATCTCCCATGGGCTTGTTTAATCTATATGATTCGTTAACTATCAGAAGTATACCGACTGATTGGCTGGCGTAAACGCCTGACCAAGTCCCTGAATAATTATGACGTGGTAGTAGAGGTTAGCACCAAAGATATTATCAACGACGCCATAACGTGTAAGCAAGCCAACACGAGGAGCGAAGTCATTAGGACCAATGGTTCTCTGTACCATAATCGGAATGTAAGGACAGTAGATGATACCAGTATCGTAGAATTCAGGACCTTTATAACCGAGTAAGGCGTACTCAATACCGGAAGTATAAGTTCCGTTAGGTAGGCTAGAATAGCCTTGAGCGCCATAACTGGCTGAGTTCTGAACTTCAGTACGAGTATCGCGATATACACTGAAACGTCCGCCAACAGCACCGATCTTCGCAATACCAACTGGCTGTGTATTTACATCACCTTGAACAGGTACCCACTGGAATTCAGGGAGCATTTCAAGGATAGCACATACACGAGGAGTTGCAACAATGAAGTTAGCAGCACCACGACGATTACGCGTCGCAATTCTGTTGGCTTCAATGATGATACGTTGATAGAAGTCTCTGTTACGTTCAACTAACCAACGACCGTCAGCAGATGCAGGATTCCAGAAGGAGAATCCTTGAGTGCCAGCGTTGAGGGCAGTTTGAATCATCCGCATGATCATTTCACGGTCAATTTCGGCCTGAATTTCATACGACATAGCGTTTGTAATTTCAGAATCGATATCAATACCGTTCATGTTCTTAAGATCTTGTTCAAGTTCAACAGACCAACGAGCACCTAACCGACGAGTACCAGCTTCAACAGCTGTCTTTTCGAAGGTTACGTTAACCTGAGGGATGTTGTTCTGAATTTCAAAGTTCTTAAGAATCTCAGCAACACCAGTATCTTGAGCAGCAAAACTCCAGGTAGCATTACCTGTTAGAGCTGTAGAAGAAGTACCGGTGAATCGAGTATCAAGGTGCTGGTATCCTAATTCGCTTTGACCACTACCAGAGCCGTAATTTACAGCTACAGGAGCGTTGGGATTGCGAAGAATAGTACCAGTACCACCGTCAGCGCCGCCATTGCCAAGACCAGTATTGTCGTACTTATAGCGCAAGGCAAAAGCAAGACCGACTGGACCAGACATAGGTTGAACACCGACGATTTCATTCGAGATGAGTTCGGGGAACGTACGACGGATCATTGGAATAAGGATCTTAGGTAGACGAGAGTCATTAGGAGCGTAGCTGTCTGTGCTAGTGATACTACCTGGTGGATTATATTGCCCACCAGCAGCAGAACCAAAAGCGCCGCCTTGCCCACCTGTGGTTTGCTCCAAGCAATATTGTTCTTGGTTCTCAAGAAGTACTGCTGTGCTCCAACGGGTATGCTCGTCTTTAATTTCCTTAATGGAATCAGATTTAAAATCAAGAACTGGCGCCCACTTTTCGAGCAGACGAGCAGCTTTATTTTTATCTATAAATGATTGAGGTTTATTCATATGTTTATTTATTATTTCCTTTCTTTTCGACCTCATGAAATGAGAAATATTTTTTCATTTCAAGATACTCAGGTGTTGCCACCTCATTATTCAGGGTAAATTTTTATTTAAAGCGTAGTAATTCATCAACATACGGGTTATTAAACTGTGTTGTTGATTCTCTTTGTATTTCTTGAGGAGCATCTGCTTTAACCTTACGGTTATCAAATGCTTCTTCCTTTATCATATTTATTCTATCTTGATCTTTTCTTTCAAATAATCTTAAAGTATAATCAAAGTTTTCTTCAATGAATTTAGGGCTCTTATCTCCAAGAACTTTCTTAAGATAATCTTTCTTTTTAGCTGTAAGATGGCTTGTTTTATTCTCAAGTATTAAGTTAGCTTTAACTTTATTATAATTTTCTTTTATAATATTATTCTCAGCTGTGAGTTTCGCTACTTTATCACTTAACTCAGTAATTTGATTCTTACCATCTACTACAGCACCTTTAACTGATTCGCTCATAAGAGCTGAGTCAACAGCGAGGACTTTTCTTAAGTTCTGAAGAACGGTAGTTGCTGTACGATTCTTAGTAGCTTCTAGAATGGCTTCTGCAGGAATAGCTTCATCAATATATTCTTCTAAGTAGCTAGAAACTGATTCAATAATAGCAGTTTTAAATTCCTTTGCTTTACTATTAATTT